ACAATGACACGACCCAAGGTGATCATCGCTTCCATCTGGGCGGTGGCTGCCGTGCTGCTCCTGATCACTCTGACTGCGTGTGGTGGTGGCACGTATCACCACGATCACCACAGCCACATGCCCGTGGTGAACACCACTCCGCAGGGCTGTCACTGGTCCAACGTGACGCACAAGCAGAGGAAGCACGTCAGGGTGAACGGTCGGTGGAAGTACGTCACCATCAAGACCCACACCAAGGCGCTCGTCTGTCACCACTAAGTGCATTGCATGCAGCTCACTCTGTGAGCTGTGTGTTGTCCACTTAGGGCAAACAAGGGAGAGAACAATGAAGCAGGAAGTGGCAGATCTCTGGGTGGAAGCTCTCCGCTCCGGTGACTACGAGCAGGCTACCGGCACGCTGGCCAAGGTGGACAGCCGGACCGGTGAAGTCGTGGGTCACTGCTGCCTCGGTGTGCTGTGTGAGGTCGCCATCAAGAACGGCGTCTCTCTCGATCGTGCCAGCCACGAACACACCGAGTACGTGGACGAGGACACCGACGAGACCGAGGTGTGGTACGACAACATCACGTTCGACGACCGGGACGATCTGCTTCCGCAGGCCGTCAAGGACTGGGCTGGTATCAGGACCAACGACGGCTCGGTCGAGAACAACTACCCGGACGGTTCGGCCGAAGAGGAAGAGATGGACAACGAGTTCTCCGACTCTCTCGCCGGTCTGAACGACAGCGGCAAGAAGTTCCGGGACATCGCCAACCTCATCGAGAAGTACACCAAGGAGCTGTGATGACGGACCACCAGAAGAACGGCGTACTCATCGGCATTCTGCTGATCGTAGCAGCGGTGATCGGTGTGTTCGCTGTCATCAAGATGATCGCGGCGCTCATGCCGATGATCATCATCGGTGCCATCGTTCTCGGACTGATCTGGTTCAAGAACAAGAGCTAACTAGTAGCATGCAGCCGGTCTAGTACCGGCTGTGTGTGGCCGGTTAGGTCAACGAACAAGGGAGAGAACAATGGTTACGCTTTCCAAGGCTGACGGAGACAACCCTGTCACGGGTCTGGCGAAGCTGGCCGTGGGCATCTCGTGGGATACCACTGCCGGTATGTCTGGTGGTCTCATGGGCAAGATCAAGCGGAAGCTCGGTACCGACCTGGACCTGATCGCGGTGCTCACCTCGAACGGTGAGCCGGTGCGGTATGCTGGTGTCGATGTGCTGGACCCTGCCGACAACGGCTCGGTGCTGCACTCTGGTGACAACCAGACCGGGCACGGAGAAGGTGATGACGAGACTGTCACCATCGACTTCAACAAGCTGAACAACACTCCCGTCGATGGTGTGCTGTTCATCGCCGCCGCCTTCAAGAAGGGTAGCAGCCTGGAGGCTGCCGCCAAGGTGTCGCTCAAGGTGTACACTCAGGGCCAGTCGGAGACGAGTCTGGAGCAGGTGGCCGACATCTGGCCGTCCCTGCGTCAGCGTGGAAACGCTGTGGCTCTGGCCAAGGTGCACCGTCAGGGCGACGAGTGGTTCCTGACCGTGGTCAACGAACCTGTCGCCATCCGTCAGGGTGAGCGCAACTCGCTCCTCGATGCCGCCATGGGGATGTGACATGAAGATGGTAACGAGTGAGATCGTGGGTGAAGCCTATACGGTCGCCACGTCTCTCACCGACGCGTTCGAGAACGTCGAGCAAGGGTACAAGGTGTACGACGATCTGAGCGAGGCTCGTGACAACCTGGGTTACCAGTGGAGTGACGAGGACACGAAGAAGATCTACAAGGTGAACATCACGGTCACCGAAGTGTGAGCTTGTAGGGGGAGGAGTAGCGGGAATATAAGTACCGCCGCACCGCTAGAGGGTCTTGTCAACCCGAGGTGTTTCTTCAATGCTCCTCCCCCTGCATCACTGTGATACTTTAAGGGTGCAGGTTGTTCTCTCTCTCCGACCTGCACCCCTATGGTCTCACAGCGAAGGGGAAAGCATGATCTACAACGTGTCTCGGAGCCAGACCGATCCGATCCTGGATGACTGGTACTGGTATCCCGACCAGATCACCGCACAGGATGCTGCCATAGCGGAGGCCCGTGCCTCCGGTGACGACTGGTACGTCCTGGAGATCACACCCAAGCCTGTCTTCAAGGCGACGGTGACTCAGACCGTGACCACGGAGGTGATGTGACACTAAAGGACGATCAGATCGCGGCTCTTGTGAAGTTCCTCGAAGCTGAGGAACGCGAAGAGCAGACCACGGAAGAGGTCGCTGAGGATATCATCGACGCGTTCTATGGTCTGCTCAACAAGAGTCTCAAGAACCAGCCACCCATCCTTCATGTGGGTGAACCTTTCAAGCACGCTGTGACCGGAAAGGTACACTACGTAGCCTGGGCAGAGGATGATCTCTGCTGGGTTACGACTGGTGACAGTCGGTATGGATACCTCGGCCCTATTGAGCCGTGGCAGAAGTACGCCTCTGAATCCAGGGCGAAGACTGGTGGGCCTGGCAAGAACGCAAAGGGTTGGGAGGTTGGCGACAAGCTTACTTTCCTCCGACAGAAGAAGCCGTTTACGGTTCTCGCTGTCATCGACAAAGCGGTGTTGATCCGTGACCCGGACGCCAAGCGTCCGATCGTGGAACCCAACGACTCGCTAGAGAAGTTCTACAAGAAGCAAGTAGCTTCGCTCTTCTGAGGAGAGAACATGACGTGGAAGATCGGCGAGACCGTTGTCGGTAAGGACGACGGCGTCCGTGCCTTCGTCAAGGGTCAGATCGTCGCCAAGCACATGGACGGTACGTGGATCATCATGATCACCAACCCGTCCAGTCACTTCGAGATGAAGTACGGTGACCTGATCACCAAGCCGGAGTGGGTGCTGAACGACTTTTACACCCATGAGCCCACCTTCTTCCAGGTGGGCAAGGAGTACACTCGTACTCGTCCGTCGTGGAGCATGGACACCGAGACCACTCTCGTGATGGACGTGTACCACCTGGATAACCCCATGTGGGGTGACTCGGCGGACTACGCGGCCGTCAAGGTGACGGACGGGGATGGTGAGGAGTACATGGCACTGCTCACCAAGAACGACTTCCCGTCCTACTCGGTCAAGAAGTGATCATCAACATCGTGCTGGGCATCGGCCTGATAGTGGTCGGTGCCATGGCACAGATGTATCGTGAGCAGCGGGATAACCTCGCTGCTGCGTGGATGCACTTCCACCCGGAAGACTTCCCGGATCTGACCGAGGACGAGAACGAACCTGACGCATGATAGTCGGGCACACCTTGTGTGTGCCCGGTTACCCTATGTCAGCCTTCGTACACAGTGGAAAGATCAGCACGCCACGCAGCGTTGGTCTTGACGGCCCGCCTATCCCCCTTGTAGGGGGTGATGGGCTCCTTCCTGCCTAGCTGCTTCTGGAGTCCCTTCATGGCCCGCTGAGACCTCTTCTTGGACGCCTCCAGGCTGATCCCTAGCGCTCCCGAGATTTCCTCCAGGGTGTAATGGTACTTGTACTGGTACACCAGGAAGTTGTAAGTCTCATCATTGAGTGCGGTAAGTGCGGTCTTGATGTCGATCAGTTCGGTGACCCTGTCACCGTATGTTTGAGCGGCAGCCTTGGGCTGCCCGTCGCCGAAGGTAGCGAAGCTCTGCCAATCCTCATAGTCCATCGCATCTGAGATAAGGGACTTGATCTTTGGTACTGAATAGCGGTAGATGTCAGCGGGATCATATCCCTCTGCTGCCGCCTTCTCCTTCTCGCAATGGCTGTATGCAGCCTTGCGCATCATGGATGTGATCTTGGGGATGTATGCATCCCCGTCCTCCATCATACCTTCGATCGTGGACTTGTTCTGATAAGTCCAGAGAAGTAGCGCGCCCTGGGTGTCATCGTACTGTACGTAGGAGGGGAACTTGGATGACACCTGGGCGGCTACGCTCTTGACGATCGGCATGATCTGATCGTAGTCGAGCATTGTATGTTACTCCCGAGTAACTGAAAAATTTAGAACTTGGTACCGTTGTAGAAGAACGAACGGTTGTTGGCTAGCACTAGCTCTGGCCAGACCCTCTTGCCATCGTCTCGCAGGACCGCGAAAGACATCTGCCAGTTGACCGACCCGTCCTTGATGTACTTAGCTTCGGTCGGGTCCATGATGCTTCCCACGTTCATCGTGAACCATGGGGATACCTTGCCACCGTAACCGGTGGCCCGGGTGGTAATGAAAGGCTGGTGAGTGTGTCCGAAGACAAAGTTCTTCTCGCTACCGTACCGCTTCATGAACTTCTGATCCCAGGCGTGGGGAGTGGACACGTACGTGCCACACTCATGACCGTGAATCGCGTAGGTGTTCGTTCCTACTCGCAGTGGACCAAGTTCATAGCTGATGTTGAGATCTTCGAGTCCGAAGAGTTCCTTCACATCGAGGGCTCGCAGAGTCCTGAGTGGCGGAGCATACTTACCGACGAAGTCGCGGATTCGCAGGTCGTGGTTGCCCTCAAGCCAAGTGATATCCGCGTTGGGGGCGGCGTCCCGAAGTTCAACCAGGACATCTTTGCGGAACCCATCTATGTGCTTCTGGAGCGTGGGAGCATAGGCTCCAGCGGTACCAACGCTCCAGCGAGACACCTGGGGGAAGTCAATCGCATCCCCGATGCTGAGCACAGCGTCAGGCTGTGCGCTGTTGACAACCTTGAGGATCTTCTGTAGCATCAGGTTGTCGCAGTACGGATACTGGATATCCGGCAGAATCACCGTAGTCTTGATCGTCATGGCTACAGCCTACCACAAAAGGGAGAGTCCCATGGAATACAAGCTGGTCAACGTCACCACCGTGGGCCGTGAGCCGTTCACGGCGGAACTGATCGACCCCAGGTTCGACGGTGAGGACACCGTCATGGTCGGCGTGGTCTGGCCCTCCGAGGGTGAGGACGTGCCTCCGTTCGAGGTGCTGTTCCTGGCCGACGAGGAGTGGGAGGACAGCGGTGAGGTGGTCCTCCGTGACCCCAGCCTGGGCTCCTTCCCCACCCCTCAGCTCGTGTGACACGCCTACCTCCCCCTGGGCTTGACGGGTCTGGGGGGAGGGCGCTAGGCTGTCTTTACAAGCTTACTAGTCCGGCCCCTCCGGGCCGGATGAGACAGTAGACAGAGGGGATGCTCCTGTCCTCAGTGAACTGGGTGGCCGAAGGGCCACCCTTTCTAACTCTTAGTGAGCGGCAGGCTACGGCCTGCCGACTGAGACCGGAGGAAAGATGAGGGGAAGGCATGTTCTCAAGCCTTATGAGCGAGCCACCTGGCGGTGGCTCTTGGGAAGAGGATTCTCTCTGTAGAGAGTACGACTCCTCACTCTGGATTCTTTCAGAAGATCCAGACGATCGACAGGCTAACAAGGATGGCTTCGAGGAAGCGGAAGTCATCTGTTCCAAGTGTCCGGTGTTCACGGACTGCTGGGAGCACGCTACACATACGGACAAGAAGGTTACCATGCGTGCAGGGGCATGGCCTACCGAGTACGTAGAGCCACCACCTGTGCCTAAGCGTGACGGACACTGTCCGAACGGTCACGACCTGACGCTCGACGGGGCGAAGAACAAGGACGGTCGCTGTCTGGAGTGTAACCGTGACAGGACGCGACGGTATCGCGCCCGAGTTGCGGCCGAGAAGTCCATGGTGTAGGATGGTAGTACCGAGAGGGCGACGGCCCGATCGGTTGCACTAGGAGTCATGACCCTGGTGAGAGGGTGTGGTGGACACAGGGGCGTAAGGCCCTGCACAGGTTCGATTCCTGTACCTTCGCTAGTCTTTCCCTCCGGTCAGGAGGCCGAAGGGCCGACTCTCCGGGAGGTTAGATGGAGTACATCTCGTACTCGCAGTACAGTAGTTACACTCGTTGCCCTAGGTCTTGGTACCTAAGCAAGGTACGCAAGGCTGAGGAAAAGCAGACCTGGTACATCCCGATCGGCTCGGCGGTTCACACCGCCGTTGAGATGTACCTCAAGGGTCAAGAGCATGACCTCACTGAGATCTTCTATGAGCTTATCAGTCGGCAGATGAGCATCGAACCTGACACGTCAAAGTGGCTGTTCGGCGGGGCCGCCGAGAATCCCATCATAGAAGACAAGGCCCTTGACAGGGCCAACGAGTGTTACTATAATGCACTTACGTTCCTCGAAGATGTCGAAGTATACGAGATCGAGTACGACGCCAGTGGCACGCTGCCAGGACTGGACATCCCGATCAAGGGTTTCATCGACATCATCGGCAAGCACAAGAAGCACGGTGAAGTGATCATCGACTGGAAGACCGGAAGCTCTAAGCCCAAGGACAACTTCCAGCTCGAAACGTACAAGGCTCTGCTCATGCAGACCGAGTACAACAAGGAACCGTACCACTACGACGTTGGACTATGGGGCATGCTTGCCCCTGGTGCCAGCAAGGCACGACCGGTTGACCTCTCTCTAGTGTCACCGAAGGATGTCGGAGCGAAGTATCAGGCAGTGTACGAGAAGATGGAGCGCAAGCTCTACCAGACTAACGCTGGTTACAACTGCCGCTTCTGCTTCAATCAGGAGAACTGCAAGCTAGAAGCCGGTCCCACGGACCGGGCTAAGTTCTACGACCGAGCGGAGGAAGATGGATACCCCTTCTGACATCGATACCGGCAAGGTTCTTGGGCTGGTACTCGCTTTTGACTACCTCATGAAGAACAAGTACATCGAGGCAGCCGAAGACCTGGCACTGCGGATCGAAATGAGCAACAAGGTTCTGATCTCGTGGAGTGAGGATGAGAGGCTGACCCTTATCAAGGACCCGTACACGGGCGACACGTTCAAGATGACGGACAAGGCATTCACGTGACCACCAAGGTAACGTTCAGGTACCCGAGTAAGGCGTTCTCGTATGGGTTCGCCGAGCAGGAGCTTGAGCTTCCCAGTGAACTGAGCCCCAGTGACGTGGCTAAGATGTACGTCGCTGCGGTTCGTGAGTACCAGGAAGCTGAGGTCGCTGCGAACAAGGTGTCTCGTACCGACGCTGAGAAGGCGACGGAAGAGATGATGGCTCGTGAGCTTGGTGCTACCAAGATCAGCGAAGAGCCGAACAACCAGGAGCCTGCGAAGGCTCCGTGGGAGAAGCCTGCTGAGCCTGCTGCCGCAAAGCCGTGGGAGAACCAGGCAAAGGTAAGCCTCTTCTGAGGCGACAAACGAGTTAACCAGGAGAACACATGAGTGCACAGTCCGACCTGTTCGGCCCTTCCATCCCTGCTGCCAAGTTCCTGGAGCTGAACGTTCCGGTTCAGGGAGTAGTCACCCGTGAGCCTCTGGTGGGCGAGGAGCGAGACTTCAAGACCAAGGAGGTCAAGCTCAACTCGTACGGTCAGCCGCGTAAGCAGCTCACTGTCACCATCCGGGACAACGACGGCAACGAGAAGCGCATCTACTTCAAGGGCGGTATGCTGTACGCTCTCAAGGGTGCACTCCAGGCTGCTGGCGTCTCCGAGGTCAAGGAGAACGGCACCATCGGTGTCGCCTGGACTTCCAGCGAGAAGACTGACGGCGGTTTCGATGCCAAGGTCTACACCGTCAAGTACGTTCCTCCGACTCTCTGATGGGTAGGGGACCATCGGGAGGCGAGGAGCAGGACAAGGATCTCGATGACGCTGCCAAGCGTTTCGAGGAAACTCTCGGAGGAAACGAACCTCCTGACAAGGAGTAGTAGTTGAAGACGCTCGCAAGGGCGGTTGGTCGTGGGCTCTCTTCTGGAGAGCCCCTTCCATCTCCCTATCCCATCTTCACAGAGAAGAAGATCACGTTCAGACGGTCGTCTCTGCACATGATTGCCGGACCGCCCGGCAGCATGAAGACCATGTTCATGCTCAACATCGTAGACAACATGGGTCCTGACGTACCCACTCTCTACCATTCCTCCGACTCCGACGACTTCACCATGGCAGCACGTGTGCTGTCCATGCGGTCTGGTATCGGTGGCGAGGATGCGGAAGAGATGGTTCTCAACACCCCACATCTGGCACAGGATACGCTACGTGAGTTCAGCCACGTGAAGTGGAGCTTCCACGCAGCACCTACGCTAGAGCACATGTGGCGGGAGGCGGAAGCCTTCCGTGAGGTGAACGGCACCTATCCGCATCACACCATCGTTGACATCCTGATGGATGTTGACTACGAGGGTGCTGGTGAGCAGAACTACTGGGCACTAATGGCCGAGATGAAGGTGATGGCACGTGATCAGCAGACAGCTCTCACTGTCGTTCACCACACCTCTGAATCCACACGGGCGGGGACGCCCCCGCCAAGGTCAGCGATCATGGGAAAGGCAAGTCAGCTTCCCATTCTTGTCGTCACGCTTTGGGGTGACGGTCACGCTGGTACTCTGGACGTGGCAGTCGTCAAGAACCGCTTTGGTCCAGGTGACGCAATGGCGAAGAAGTATTTCCGAATGAAGGCAGAGCCTCTTTACTGTCGGATTGAGGAGACTGAGCAGCAGGACACATCGGACTACGTCTTCCGTGATGGACTGTATGTTCCGCCAGAAGATAAGATCGACCTGTTCGGACAGGCGTGGAACGATGGCGAAGCGTCATGGAGTCCGGAGGAGTATGACTGATGGCCGAACCGTTGAGTCAGGGGTTCGATCAGACGTGCGGTACCTGTCAGGGTAATCGCACCGTGCTCAAGGAGAAGCTGCTCATCATCGATGGGAAGCCCATGAGCATGACCGTACCAGAGATATGCTCCACCTGCGGTGGAGCTGGTAGAATCGGAGGGCAGACACAGTGAGTTGTCCAGATGTAAACTGTCGCAAGGGTGGCTGCACCACGGACCCGAAGCCGAACAGTGGCAAGGTCAAGTAAGGGATGTAAGGATTGTGGGCCGGAGTCTAAGCGACCGGCCCCTCATCCTGGACCACGTTGCGCAACGCATCATCGTGAACGCAAGCGTGAAGTAAAGAAGCTCACCTACTACAGGTGGATCAAGAAGACATACGGCATAACCGGAGAGCAGTATGAAGCTCTTTACGAGGCGCAGGGTGGAACCTGCGCCATCTGTAAGCGTGCACGTGGAACATCGAAGAGACTCGCGGTGGATCACGATCATGCAACAGGGTTCGTGCGAGGTCTCCTATGTTCTACTTGTAACAACATCCTCGGATACCTCAGAGACAATGCCGAACTTGCTTTTGGAATCGGACGGTACCTTGAGGTTCCTCCCGCGTTCGCGGTCATCGGAAAGGTAAAGGCAGATGAGTAACAAGTTTGACGACATGGTCAACTCGTGGATCATCACGAAGTTCATCGCCAACGACGGTCGTCAGCAGTCGTACGAGGGAAGCAATCCCTTCCGCTACAACGAAGACGCGGACGGCTTCTTCAACGACATCACGGTGCTCGAAGCCGACATGGGTTGGGAGTGCGGTTGCTACTCCTCGTGGACTCGTGACGACGGCTTCGAGGTCAAGGCTCTGATCAAGACCAAGTCGCGTACGGTGGAGTTCATCTACGGTACGTGGCGTGAGTTCCCGGACTTCATCCAGGAGCTTGACGAGTACCAGAACAACCTGACCTGTCCGTACGAGCAGGAGGACTACGAAAGTGGCTGGTGACAAGGACAAGCTGTTCAATGCCGTAGTGGACGCGTTCCATGAGTCCACTGGCAACCTTCCGCAGGAGCAGGACATCGCGGAGATCGAGAACCTGGTGATCAACTACGAGGAGCCCGAGGATGAGTGAACCGGTGACCTGGCTCAAGGCCAAGTACAGTGCTCCGAAGCAGAAGGGTCGTTACCACTCGACCCACAACGACCAAGGTAACAAGAAGAAGACCAAGGTCGGACGACAGACAAAGCCCGTGCGTGAGCACGTGCTGACCATCACTGCCACTGGCAAGCGCTCATGGAGTTGGCGAGCAGTGTGAACGGATGGGACCTGATCTTCATTGCGCTCATCGTCTACTGGATCAGGAAGAAGTGACGACAGGGAGTGGCCGGTCTTTCCGATCGGCCCTCTCCTGGAGTCGTACGGCGGAGAGCCGTGCGTAGAGGACACTGGTTGGCGCATGTACAAGTGCCCCTTCCACAATGAACGGACCGCTAGCGCGTCCGTTAACACGACACTACAGATCTTCGTGTGTCATGGTTGTGGCATCAAGGGCAACGCTGTGCAGTGTGTCATGAAGCACGAAGGGCTCAAGTATGGCGATGCTCTCAAGCGTACAGCGGAGGTCGCTGGAAAGAGCGACACTACAGTACATGGAGTACCTACCGGAGGCAGAAGGGTATCTGGCAGGACGCGCAATCGATCTGGAAGTCGCGCGTTCCGTAGGACTTGGCGTAGTTCGTGACCCTATTCCTGGACACGAGGGCCTTGAGGGTCGCCTAGCGATCCCGTACCTTACTCCTTCCGGTCCGGTCAACATGAACTTCCGGTGCATGCTTGACCACAACTGCAAGGAACACGGTCACCAGAAGTACATGACATGGAGTGGTCTTGAGACTACTCTCTGGGGTGTACAGTTCCTCGCTCAAGCCGAGGACTACATCGCGGTAGCCGAAGGCGAGATCGACGCTCTGTCCAGCAACCTAGCCGGAGTGCCCTGTGTGGGCATCTCCGGGGCGGAGAAGTGGAAGGAGCACTGGAACAACGTCTTCGAGGATTTCACCCGCGTGTACGTCTGGCAGGAGGGCGACGAGGCAGGCAAGCGCTTCGGTGACATGCTCGTGCGGGAGGTCGGTGCCATCCGACTTGCGCTACCCGCCAAGGAGGATGTAAACTCTATCCTAGTGGGGCAGGGGCCGGAGGCCCTGCGCTCCAGGATCAGAACGTGAGGAACCATGGCTACTGTCTACCTGATCATGAACGAGTCGTTCCCCAAGGGAGCGAACTTCCCTCTCTCTGAGATCGTCTCCCCTGCTCGCTGGTCATACCAGGATGCTGTGGATGATCTCGCTGACATCGCCCGTGAAGCGGGCGTAGAGCTGGACGACGAGTCCAGTGTGTACCTTCCGCCCAAGGGCGACCACCTCGAAACCGACGAATACTACATCATTCCTCTGGAGGTTGAGGATCGTGGGTAAGCACAGCAAGAAGGACGAGGAGATGACTCCTCTCCAGAAGATGCTGGACTTCGACGCGCAGCAGGCTGAGATCGATGCTCGGGTCGAAGAGAGCAAGACCGACTACCCGGCCCTTGAGGCGTACGAGGCGAAGAGGGATGGCAAGTGAGCGAGACCATCGACTACGAGCGTAAGATCGAGCGTGGCCTGATTCTGTGGCTGCGCGAGAAGAAGGACATCACCGCCGTCACCGCAAGTATCGGTGAGTCGGAGGCGGAAGAGGGTTGGGGTGGCTGCGACACCTGCGGCTACGGTGGTAGCGACAGTACCATCGAGACTCCGATCTACTACCGTGGTGAGGGTCGCTACGACAGCGGCACCGTGTACGTGGACGGTACGTCCATCAACTTCCTGCCCACTCTCCTTGAGTACATCGACCGCGCGAACTGAGGTAGACACATGAAGATCGAGGTTTGGTACGAGGCTCCCGACGCTGATGTCATCGAGCTGAACGAGGAAGAGGAAGAGCTGTGGATCAAGTACAGCGACCTCCGAGAGAAGGCCATGGAGGCTGTCCGCAACCGCGAGTACGACAAGTACCGTGAGATCGACGG